TGCCCCCTAAAATAAAATTGACTTTCTTCGGATCGTGGTTATATTGTGCCATTGTTGTATCCCCCTTATACGGTTACGGTTCCTGTAATAGTCATAAACTTAATTGCACCAATCAAGCGTGCTTCAAACGAAGCCTTGTACAAACGGTTTGCACGGTCTGTAGCAAGTGTTTCGTCAACGGCTGGCGTCGTTACCGTAAAATCGGTGTCAATAAAGCGAGTCCCTACGGCTTTTTGAAGCCTTGAACGCATTACTTGCTCAACACTGGCTATGCCCTTAGTGTCGTAACCCACTTTAGCGAATCTGTCCGCTTGTTGAGTAAGCAAGTAGTACAAATCTTCTTCAAGGCGAGTTTCAAGCCATGCACTACCGTGAATAACGTCGCCCCATTCACCACCTGCCATTTTACCGCCAAGTGTGCGGATGTTTGCTCCGTCGGTTTCTAACGCATCCACGTTTTTACCGTTTAGAATGTTGCGTTCCGTTTGAGTAAACGCAAGTTTGCCTGTGGCTGGGTTGAAGCTTGAATCAATGCCTACAACCTTTTGATTGTGCCATGCGGTAGAACCCGCTGCTTGAAACTGGTTTTCTACAATAGGCAACACTCGCCCGATGATGCCCATTTCAGGGAACACACCGCTGGTATTAGTGCTACTATACACATTGTAGTGATAAGTAACGTGGGCATAGTCATTGTCTAGGGTTTTAAGGTTGCTACCTAAATCGGTCGTGTTACCGTCAACCAAAGTGTTAGCGTCGGATGTTCTAAAGAACACAATCTTACGCCCTGCTAATCCTTGAATGGTTGTGGCTAGTAAAAGCTGGTTAGCTTTGGTGTCGTCTTGAATCGCCACGGCGTAGAAGTCGTCACGCAATGCACGGATAGCATCAAGGGCTTGACTATAAGTTTCAGTAGGCAATTTATAGCCAATTAACAACTGTTTAGCATTGCCACCCTGTGCAAAGAAAGCATTACTTGCTTTATATTCTGCGGTCGTGTCGGTGTACTTAGCAACTACTTCGGTCATGCTGGCATAGCTGGCTACTCGTGAAACAGGCGTGTAAGTGATGTTACCAGTAGTTGTTAAAGAAGTGCCTGCGGTGTAAGTATACGTGCCTGTTGTGGGTACGGTTGCTACAACATAACGACCATCAACGGCTGTTCCTGTTAAAGCGTCAACATCAAGAATCTGACCAACGGTTAAACCATGGCTAGCTTTTGTGACGGTTACGGTTGTGCCTGTTTGTGAGTAAGTTCCACCAGTAACAGCGGTTCCTAATGCTCCACTTTCGCCAATAAACAAAGGCACGCCAAACCCTGTTCGGGGGGCGAATGACGTGAGCAAGGAAATCTGCACGTCGATAAAGTTTTTAATCAATGACAATGACACTAGGCTGTCCTCCATGTTGCTTCTACATTAACGTCTTCTATTACACTATTTGTGTATTGAACTAAACGACTGGTATGGAAACGCATTGCTACGTTGTACCGTGGCTGGAACTGATCGCCAAATAATGCCGAAACATCCGTTGGCGGTTGGATTATTTCTTGAAAGGCTATTTTGTTTTCAAGGCTAAATATACGAGCGGTATGGTCTTCTAAAGCGTCTAGTACATCTTCAACCAACGCTTCAAGTTCTACCTGTCCGTTTTTCTTTCCGTAAAAGTTTACATCCAGCGTAAAAGCATAAGTGCGAATCACATCCTGCACACCACCACTACTAATAGCGTTTCTAAAACTGCCTGTGGGCTGTTGGCTTTGAATGTTAATCGTCATGTAAGGTGCATTAGGGGCTGGTGCGTTTTGGTTTGCACGAATTACTGGCACGTTTGAAATTGTTGAAAAATAGCCAATCAATAAGGTGTAAAGTTCGTTCATTGTGCCACCTTCTGCAACAAATAAACATTGTGGCTAACCACATTGTTTTGCCAAGGTTGCTTTGTTTGTACCATAAACGCTATATTATTGATATTAACTACATCACCTGTAATGCCGTTTTGTTGGCTGGCTAGATTTAAAGAAGCATCCGTAAAAAGGCTGTATGTTTCAACCGTGCGTTGTGCTTCGGGTAAGGCTTGCAACGCTTCACCGTTGGCTGGTTGAATGCTTCCTTTAATCACTAATTGAGTTGTTGAACCTTCAACATACAAGCCGTTATCGTCATAAAAACCTGCCGTTTGGCGTTTTACCGTTAAAGGTCGTCTAAACACGTTGAATGCTGTCATCGTGGGCGTACCTCGTAAGTAATCGCACGCCATAAAGCTCCAGTGTCAAACAAGGTCGTCTTTCCTGCACCCTTTTGTCTAATTGTGGCTGGGCTATTAGGCGGAGGTACGTTGCTTCTTAGTTTCTTTTGAACATCACGAACGGCTTTTAATCCTAAATCTTCCCAAACACGGCTGGCGTCTGCTCTCATGTTTACAATAGCACTTATACCCTGTTCAAGTTGCTTTTGCCATTTGCCTATTTGCTCATCATAGGTCGAACGTAAAAAGCTCCGTTCGGGAATGTGTTTTGTGCCAAACTCGTTGTAAGTCGCATATTCTGCAACTTCAGGATCAATAACACCCACAACCAACTTTTGCTGGCTTATGCGTCTTAGTTCGGCTGTAATTCTTTTAGTGTTGTCTTTCAACGTGGTGATTTTTACGCTCATGGCATTACCGCCGTTCTGAACGTTACACCGCCAATACACTGTTTAACCAACTCTAAATACTTTTGACCGTAAGCGGTTTGCTTATAAGGGCTTCTACCGCTATCAGTTCCTGCGTCATAACTTACGCTTAATTGCCCTTCTTTTACGTCCGTCACCATACCTGCATTGCCACTACGGTTTGACATGGTGACGTTGTGAGCGGTTAAATAAGCCACGATGTAAGGGCGTAAATCGGGGCATAAAGAAACGCCCACCTCTAATTCTGCTAAACCTAACAAATCCACCACCTGCTGGCTCTGGGTGTCCAGTTCAGGGGCAATGCTAGGGATTAACTCTAAAGAAGTGGGCATGTTTGCTTTTCTCTCTACTTATTTTTTAGAAAGTTTTTCAGCTTTTTCAGCTTCAAACTCTAAAATGCCAAGTTCAACTGCTAACTTTGCGGTTTGCAATTTTTCAAAGTCTTCTTTACTGACGTTATTCCATTCAGGAAACAAAAGAACGCCGTCGTATTGAAAGACTGTTTCTTGGTTTAATTTAACTTTCGGCATTGTTGAAACTCCTAGATACCGTACTTTTTAGAAAATGCTAAAGGATAGTAAATAGCAGCGCCACCGTTTCGTCCAATGGCATTAACCGTATAAGCTAAGTTCTTTGCTTCAGGAGGCGTTTCTTCGTACACAATAGGAGCAATCAACTCAATGTGTGTAGACTCGTTACGTCCAAGCAAGAACCCTTCAGTTCCGCCTTGGAAAGCTCCAGCCAATTCTTCAGCATCTTCTACACGGATCTCGGGATACATGTTTTGGAAAGTGGTCAAGATGCTGTCGCGTGAGTTGGTCGTCATCAACGTACCACGAAGGAAGTTAAGACGAACTTCACTCATAACAAGCAAGTTAGGCGATTCAACCCCTTTAGTAAGTGATTTAATTTCCGTAACGGCTTGTGTCAAATCACGAAGAACTTGAGCGGAGGTTTTGGTTGACCATAAAGCGGATGAACCAGTACCGTCGGCGGTTACTTGAGCGTTAGGCACGGAGCTGTTGGAAAGAACACCCACAATGCCTGCGGTCGTGTCACCAAGCCAAAACAACTGGTTGTGACGAGCCATAACACCACGGCGTGTAGCCAAAGCTTTACGAACGTTCAAAGGCGTGCCTTGAATAGCACCACGTTTAATGTCCATAATCGAATACGCATAGCTTAGTGCAATGGTTTCGATTTTAGAAGTAAACGCTTTGCCTGCTACTTCAACCGAAGGAATGTCCGTACCATAATCGCTGATGATTTTAGCTAAACCACGAGCATCATACTGATAGTATGTTTGGTTTTCGGCATATTGTGGGGTCGTTCCGTCAACAGGGAACAATTCTACGGCTCTTAAAGCACCTACTTTAATATCATAAGTTTGGGCTTTAACGACTTCCAACTGACGAGCGAAATACGCTGTTTGGTTAGAATCTAAATTAACTTGTGCGTTCATTTGCTTGTGTTCCTTTCTACAAGTCTACGTCTAGTAAAACAAGCGTATCAGTGCCACCGTTTACGAACTTACCTACAAGCAAGTTAGTACCAACGGTTGCCGTAAACTGTCCTTGAGTTGCACCAACCGTAACAATCGCATAAGCCGAAGCTCCCTGCGTTACGGCACCTACGGCTTTAACCCAAACACGTCCTTTTTTCAAAACAGATACGTTTTGACCTGTTAAAATATCTTCCGCTTGATCGTTAGGCGTTTCGTGCGTAAGCAAAGCGACCCCTTGTGCGATACCCGAAGCAGCGGTTAAGCCTACTTGGTTATCAGAAGTGACACGTTGAACGCCACGACCAAATGCAATGTTAGCGGTTGCTACACGGCTTTCGACCACAAAAGGCACATCAGGAATCAACTGCCCTTCGTAAGCTTCGGCTGGGTACAAAGTATAAGCTGTTTGAGACATTATGCCTTACCTCCATGGTATCTTTCATTTAATACTTGACGCATATCCGCTTTAACGGCAGTGTCACGGTGTACGTTAGCGACGGCTTGGTTTTGTTTAGCCATTGCTTCCGCTTCAACACTAGGCAAGGACTCAATCAACGCATCGAAACGAGCGTTCACATAGTCGTCACTTTTACCGTCAAGGTTAATCGCTTCATGCTTGGCTTTAAGTACCGTTTCTTTAATGCCACGGTCACTCATGCCTTGCAAGCCGTCAACGTTGACAACACGCTTAGCGGTTTCTAACAAGGCGACACGCTCTGCAACGGCTTGAGCCATTGCTTCGTCGTTGTGCGTTGCTTTTACGGCTTCAAGCTGGGCTTTAAGCTCGTCTACTTGCCCTTGTAAGGCTTCGGCGTCATTGCGGGCTTGCTTTTCAGATAGCACCGCTTCCTCTTTAGCACTAAGTGCTTTTTCGTATGCCTTGGCGACTTCGGCATCGGCTCGATAAATCAAACCGTCCAAGTTCACCGTTTGCATTACTTTTTCAGTCATGCTTTCGTCCTCTTCATCATGGTGTAACTGAACGGCAACACCGTCCATGTTTATTTTAGCCATACGTCCAGCCCTTGCTTGTTGCACTATTGCCAAGTGGTTGTAACGAATGTTTTTTTGCCTGTGCGTGTAACTTACACCGTCCCACACGCCGTTCTCTTCTATTAAATCTAGGCTATAACCTAAGCTTAATTCTTTTTTTCCGTTTTTAATCTTGTTAATAGCATCATTGCGTTGAACCGTAAACGTGATCGCCACATTGCTTTCATCCGTTATAATGCTTTCGCCTGTCGTGCCTATGCTGTACATGCTGGCATTGTCGGCGTTTACCAATTCAGGGGGGTGGTCGTCTGTTACTGGCTTTAGCTTCAAGGTTGCTAAACTGTCGGCGTTAAACACGTCTTCAGGGTGTCTAAGCTCGTTTCGCACTGAACCGTCGGCGTTCATGTAAGTAAATACACCTGTCCGTGTCACAATAGCATCGCCTGTTAAAAAACCTTCAGGCGTTTTGCTTAGCTTAAAAGAACTGCGGTCAATTCTGAACACTCTCTTCCCCTAATGATTGCCATTCTATACATAGGATAGCACTGTTTATATTTTAATGCAAGTGCTTTCACATTGTATACCTTGCACACAAAAAAAAACTATGCTATTATGCAAACATAGTTTCTTTATTTAAACACCCCCCTTCGTCACACTAGGGGGTTTTTTTATAATTCGGGGATTATGGAATACCCCACGCATCGGCATCTAATATCTTGGCTAGGGTGTAAACTCACCCCACCTATTGTAGCACGTTTTTTCCACGTTTTATCGTCTAGGCTATCCTTGTAAACCGTCGGATCGTCCCACCTGCATATCTTGCCTTCAAGCACCTTATGGGAACGTCTAACACGCTCATCAAGGCGTGTGTTCCACTCGTAGTATTCAATGCCTAGCTGTTCATTCTGTTGGCGCTCAAGTTGACCGTATAAATTGCCGTATTCATTCTGTGCGATTAAATCGGCTCGTTTCTTGCTTATGTTTAACGCTTCTTGAATCTCTTTCCTTGCGTCGGTTATCTTTCCGCCACGTCGAAAGGTGGAGCTTATAATGCTAGCCACCCTTTGCTGTTCATCATCAACCATTTTAGTGATTAACCTTGCGTTTTCTTTCGCCCATGACTCAATAATCGCCTTGTTTTCAGGAAGTGACGCGTAGCCCTTGACGATAGGCACTTTTCTATCTTCAACCACTGTAACCAGTTGATTAAAAACGTGCTTACGTACCTTTTCGCCTTCTTCTCTCAAGCGTGTGATTAAGGCGGTATAAGCGACTTCTGTTAAGCCTAGCTCTGTAAGCATCCGCTCCAGTTCGACTTCCCAATCCGCTACATCTCGCCTTAGTTCACTTTCTGCCATGTATTCAAGGCGAAAGGTGTAAGCGTTAAGCACTTCTTTTAGCTTGGCTTGTTGCTTGGCTAAAAACGCCAATAAGAACTGCCGATAGCCTGCCGTAGCACGGTTAGGGAATGTTTTTTTAATGACGATTATTTTTTTAGGCATGGCTTAATCTTCAGGGCTTAAAGGGTCTTCAATATCCACTGGCTCACCTGTGCTAAGGTCTTCCATTTCCTCGTCTTCCATAGCACCGTTTAACGCCATTTCGTCAAGTTCCTTTTGAAACTCCGCACTGCCTTTTAAACTCAAGCTAGGGTTCGCCGTGTAACCGCCTTCGTGGCGTGTAAAGAAGATATACGCTGGGTCAACCGCACCTTCTCGAATATACAACGAATCGGCTTGTGCGTTTTTAAGGCGTACTTCTGCGGTCTGTAGTTCATCAAGCGGTTTAAGGGCTGGGTAATTCCAGCTTATCTCTTCGGGTTTTTCTTCCCACTCCTTCTGCAAGGCTAGCACTTCAATTAAACGATTTATAGCACTTTGCAAGGTCTGCATCTGGTACGTTTCAACCGCTCCAGCCCATTGAACAAAATCCCCCTCGCCTGTAGCGTTCATGCCTTCGGGGGATCTGCCGAATAGCTTAGTCATCGGCACACCGCTATTAGCAGAAACAAGCTCCATAGTTCTTAGCATCAGGTCGCTATAGCCTGCCACGTTACTAAACATACGGCTAAAGTCTTCGTCCTCTGAATCCATGAGAATCATGTTTGAAATAGACTTGCTCATGTTTGCATCGTTCAAACGCTTAGCGATTAAATCTTCTTTGCCTTGGCTGTACGCTTGAAACAAACCTTGCACCTTTAGAATCGTCAAGCTCCACTCTTTGATAATCGTGTCGCTAAACCCTTGGGCGGTTAAATAGCTCTTAAGGCTGTCAAAGCACCCTTGCAATACAGAAGCGTGCCAGTAGCCGTTGTCTGTGAAGGGTGTTGAAGGCAAGCGGTCACCGTCAAGGCGAATCACTCGGCTGGCGTGTACTTTCACATAAATATCGTTCTTTTTACGCAAGTTATACGTTATAACCTCTCCAAACGTGGGGCTATAAATGTCGTTGTCGTAATCTTCAGCGGTCACTAACAACTGGTGGCGGTCAAAAACCTGTAGGCGTTCTACACGTTGAATGCTCCCTGTTCTCAAAGGCTCGCTTAAATCTGCTACACCGTCCCTTGCAAGCATCAGCATAACCGCACCGCCAAACAAACGTGCGTCCTTGCCTAGTTCGGTCAAGTGCTTGTAAGCGTCAAGGCGTTCTAGTTCGTCGTAAAGCTCTTCGTCACACTCAAGCCCATTCTTTAAAGCCTCGTTAGGTATCATATCCACGATCCGCCGTGCGATACCGTTACCGTAGTAACTTGCGTTTAATTCACTTTCGGTTAAAAAGGCATCCATTTTAAAGGTCGTTGCCGTGCTAGCATCCCGTCCTATTCTGCCTAGTCCTGTTAAAACGTTCTCTACACCGTCCATTTTAACGGCTTGGTTGGTCTGTTCTTGCTTGCGCTTGCGTCCCATGCAACTATCCCCCCTAGTGGTACTGTTCAAAGTATAGCACGGCTTGCCTATAAAAAAAAGCCCCCCTGTTGGAAGGCTCCCATATATCTTGAGGTTTGCGAAGATGTCATATCCATGCCTTAGCATCATAGTCCTTTTTTGTGTGCTTGTCAATCGCCGAAGGCATCCTCTAAGGTGTATCTGCGTTTAATCAACGGCTGTATAGCGTAGCGTATGGCGTCAATGACGTGATTGTGCTTGTCTACTATGTCCGTCTTAATATCGCCAGTGCGTGAATCTACCTTGTAGCTGTAAAGCATAAACTCGCTTATGGCGGTCGTGCATTGTGGGTGTATTACGATGCTTTTGTAGCTTCTCATGTGCGTAACGCCGTCCTCAACGCTCCCCTTCCACTTTTTAACGCTCTCTGCGTTTAAGCCATGCCGTTTTAAATAGCTTATACTTTCAGGTCGTGCCGAATCCGCTCGCACGTTGTCTCTCTCTATTTCAGGCATAAAGCTTTTAATGTAGTCGGCGGTGTCGTCAAGTTCAAGCCCCACTTTAACGGCTTCTTTCTCGATGTAAAGCGTTTCGTCATGCACCCATACTTTAACGCACGCCGTGGGATCTTGAGAGAAACCAAAGTCCATACCATACAGTGGGTAATCCCAGCCCTTGTGTCGCTTCCCTTCATTGTCCGTGTAAGGCAGTATCGGCGTAAACTCTCGCACTTGCCACTTGTCCTTGAACACTTGTGCATCCGTTGCGGTTAGGCATTCCCCTAGCCAAACGTGGTTGTAAAGGGCAGGGTCACGTTCAAGCATTAAACGGCGTTCCATTTCAAGAACGGCGGGAAAGTGTTTGTTCTCGGTGTAGTTCACCTTGGCAACGTATGCCTCAGGGTGGGGCTTGGCTATGAATAGCTTATAAGCGGGGTCGTCCGCCATGCGTGGGTTTAATGAAAACCATATTTCTGAGTGAGGCTCTCGAATCGTGGGGATCAGAAAGTCGAGGCTGTCTTGCGATATGGTTTGAGCCTCTTCAATCCAGCATATATCCACGCCATCTCGTGATTTGATACTTTCAGGGTTTACCTTTAGGCCTTTGAACTTAAAAACGCTACCGTTAAAAGCTTTAATCTGGTCGGATTGAATCGTGAAATAAGGTGAAAGCCCTAACTGTTCGATGCGCCGTGATATGAGAGAATAGACCGAATCGTTGATACTGTTCTGATACTCCCTCGCGCACAAAATGGAAAGCTTGCTTGAAAGCGCCTTCATTAGCAGAATATCAGTTAAACCGTATGACTTACCGCTACCACGTCCACCGTGTGCCACCTTGTACCGCTTAGGGCAAAATAGTCCCTTAGTGCGTTTAAAGCCCCATACTAAAGGGCTAGTGTGCCTTGCTATACCTTCTCTGTTATGGCGTGGCTTAATAACCTTACGTTTTAACTTGTAACGGTACACTTTAAAGAAGGGTCTAGCCCACTTGGGAAAGCTTAGATTTAGCTCCTTGCCTTCCATGCCTAGCCTTCAAAGTTCACGTTAAGGTTTAACCCTACGGCTCCGTCTATCGTATGCGTGTTGTCTTGCTTAACTTCACTTTTATCGGTCTGCCCTAGCCACTGCTTACCCAGCCATATCTGCATTGTGACGTTGCCTGCTTCTGCGGAGGCGTATTGTAAACGACGTAGGGAAGTCTTGCCTTGACCCGAGTATCTTTTATATAGCTCCGAAAAATTGACAAATCCACGCTCTTTGATATTGCGTTCTAGCGTGTCTTCGTCCATATCCATAACGCTACAACATTCAACTTGCGTACAGTTGATACGAAGCATAGAAAGGAGCATCTCCCACTCCTTATCGGTTAAATCCTTGCGTGGTCGTCCGACTGGTCTTTTCTCGGTCATTTAATTAACCCTCATTATTTTTGGATAAGCATTATTTTCTGTGATTGCATGATGTAATCTATAGTGTTTGTCACCCATTGCTTTTACAATAACCGCACTAGGGCAAAGCATAACTGTGTAAAATGATTTAACATAAGTCCCTAATTGCAAATAAACATCAGTTAATCCGCCCGTATTTTGTTGCGTCGTGGTTTGGTTTAGTCTTAATTGATTTAGGGACAAAAAAAGGTGTCGTCCTGCGTGTTGATGTGATACATAAGCGTTAGCATCTTCGTTGATTGAGCCCATAAATTTAAATGGTCTATTCGTGGAGCAAAGAAAAAAGTTCATAATTTTTCGAGTCATATTAGCTTTTAATGCGTTTTTGTTTTCTTTGCCACCTATAAAATCTCCACCTTGCAAAATCCCTAAACTGGTTATATTTTTGTTGTTTTTATAAAATTCAACCAACTCTGAAAAGACAAAGTCCAATGACAAAATTGATAAACAAGCGTATTTTAATCTGCGATTAAAGGTGTAATGAAATCCAGTATAGTCATCGTCAAGAACGATAAAATACTCGTAGGGGGTTTCTTCTTTTATTTTGCTGAATACGGCGTTTCTGCCAAATACAACCACTTTCATGTTGCCTGTCGTGTCCATTGTATCTGTGTATTGTTTTGCATCTTGTTTTGAAAAAACGAGAAGCTCTTCTAAATATATGCGTTTATAATCGTCTAAACTTGGGTCCATATCATCAACCATGATATATATTTGACCAGAATAGTTTTGACGACGGAGAGTCTGATATGTTTTTATATTGGTCGGTCGGTTGTGGCTTAAAATAACAACACAAAAATCAGTATCCATATTCAGCCTCCGCCTGCTGATGTAGTTTTTTAGATAGCTTGACGAATCCTAACTCAATAGCCCTATCGTAATCAGGAATAATTAAAGCCAATTGTTCAAAAATATCTTTCAATTCTAGGCTTTTTTGATGTGCGTAAAAGTCTGCTATTTTATCAAAGTTAAAAACCGTAAAGCGATAGCAGGCAAGAATTAAAAAATCTTTCAATTCAGTATTTAGTCCAGATTCATTTATAATTTTAATAAAACGTAATGTTTTTTTGCTATCGAAAAGTTCTTTTAATTCAGGACATTTTTCAGAAGGGATATAAATAGGAACCTCTATTTTTGTTGTGTAAAGCTCTTCTTTTTCTTGGTCTGACATTGTAAGTTTTAAAAGCTTATCAAGTTCAGAGTCAGAAAAGCCTATTAATTTTAAATTAAAATCATCCCCTAATAAATCCGATAATTCAATTTTTAAAAAAGAATCATCCCACCCTGCGTTTAGTGCAAGCTGATTATCTGCAAGGACGTAAGCCTTGCGTTGCGTGTCGGTCAAGTGGTCAACCAGTACGGTAGGGACTTCTTTCAAGCCTAGCTTTTTAGAGGCTAGCAAGCGTCCGTGTCCTGCTATGACGTTGTTTTTATCGTCTATGATGATTGGGTTAATAAAGCCAAACTCTCGAATGCTGGAGGCGATCTGCGTCACCTGTTCGTCGCTATGTGTTCGTGCGTTATTGATGTAAGGGATTAAGTCTTTTACGGCTTTTTGAGAGTATTCCATTTGTGTGTCCTTGATTAAATTAGTCTAAACACTAGCTATTATGCCTGATTGCTTTACTTTTGTCAACTCCTCCCCCTCCTCCAGTTGATGTAACAAATTGTAAACATACACATAAACACTTGACACTTTATGCAAGGTACGTTATACTTATTATATAAGGTTGATTAAGAAACGCCTTATGGTTTATGAGTAAAAGAAGGATTTATGATTATGAGTAATGATTTGTATGTTACGGTTTCCCCGAATGCGATTAAAGCGGTGAATAGCCACTTAGTAAAGTATTCATCACAAGGTAATGCTGATACGTTGTTTGTTGGCTTTTGGGATTGGTTCAATACCGTTTGGTCTGTCCAATTCCCTGATGCTACTATTCACATTATCAAGCAAGCCTAACCCCCCCCCACGCTAGGGGTTTGACCGCCCCTAGCACCTATTAAAGAAGGATACCCCCCTATGAAGACCCTCGATTATATCCACAAGGTGGAAGCCTATAAATGCACACCTAAGCCCGCTGATCCGTCCATTGACACCGAACGCCTAGACCGTGTCACCCTAGCCAAGCTTTCCCGGCTCAATGCTAAAATGCCCGTTACTGTTAAACCACTTTATCAAGGAGCGTAAACCATGAACAGATTAGAAGTATTAAAAGCATCTCTAGCCAAAAAAGAAGCTAAACTTGATGAAAGATTTGAATCACGTTTTGACTTACAACGTCAAACAAACGGTCAACCTATGAACGACAAGCGTAATGGACGAGCTTTCTTTAATCAATGCGACAAAAAAGATGATGCTATTCGTAACCAAATGAAAGAAGTTGAAAAAACGAAAAACGCTATTGAGCGTGAAGAGTGGAAGCAAAAGCATTGTGAACTTGTGAAGGATCGCTTGCCTGCCCCTATCCTAGAACTAATTGAGCAAGGCGTTTTGAAACAGTGGAGGAAGTTCCCCCATATCTGTTTTGTGGAAGGCGTTGAAAAAGGGCGTATCATGTGGAAAGACGGCAAGCTTTTAAATGCGTATTATTCAAGCATCCCCACGCCTGAACAGAAAGACAAGTTTAAAGACGTTTACAATCAATTAAAAGAAGCTATTTAAAGGAGCCTAACACCATGACCCTACTTAAAAACGCCGTCATCCTATCCCTTCTCACGCTCGTCATGACCGCCAGCTTGCTTGCAACCCTAGCCATCACACTAGGGGAGCAAGTAAAGGCTCACCACGTTGACCTGAACACCCCTAGAATGAATACTTTAATCGAACAAGGAGTGAAACCATAATGACTGAAACATTAAACCTCTATAAATGCACATCACGCCGTGCGTATGACTATTTTAGACGCTCAGCTAGGGAGTGTACCCTTAAAAGCTATCACATCACTAGAAACAATGCCACAACTTTTAACAACTGGACGGTTGGAGGT